AAGATGCAATCTGGTATCGAAGGCGCCATTTTGAGTGTTGCTGATAAGATCGAAAACCCTTTAGTAGCTAGTGTCGCGGAGGACATGTTGCTACTCACCTACGATTTAGTTCGATCACGTTCTGTGTTGGATTATGTTGTAGCTGCCGTTTCTTTTATGAAACGAAGAACTTCAGAAGCAGTTTTACAGAAAATACGTCGTAAGATTCTGAGTACCTTTATCCAAGGTTTTATCAGTTCCACAGATGTGCTTTCTATGCAAGCTGGAGTTGAGAGTAAGCTCGACAAGGCGCACAATGTTTTGAAATTGTGGCCACGTGTTAAATCTAGCCCTTTGTGGCGTAAGATTAACACGGTTGTTGTCTTTGCGACCTCTCTCACTCTCTTTGAAGGAGACAAAATTACCAAAGGTAAAGCTATTCGCATTGAAGAAGAATTCTATCGCTCGCGCGCTTTAGCGCAGGCTGATTTCGTCTACAATGTGTTAGACCTTTTGCTCTTTGTTGCCGATAGAGGGATTCAAGTCGTTCGTTCGAAGACCATTGACCCCATGTTCCACTCTGGTGGTTCGTATGAGGCATGGTACCTAGAAGCGGCTGAGATTATAGGCAAGTCGAAGTTCTTGTCAAACCCTGAAGCACACAATATTGATGTACATAGTTTCACAAACACCCTGGACGATTTAATTCGCAAAGGGGAATCTATGTATAAATATGCATGTGAGCTTGATAAGGGTGCCAAAGGTGTGATTCGTTCCACCACGGCTCAACTTCAGCTGGTTCGTGCCACCCACCTGAATAGGAAAACGGCGCAAAAGACTCGGAAGGCTCCTCTCGCATTGTGTGTTGAGGGACACTCTTCTATTGCCAAGACTACTTTCGCGAATATTTTGCACTATTATTATGGTGTGACTCGCAACAAAAACGTAGAATTGGGGTCCCGATACACGCGTATGGCGACTTCTGAGTTTTGGGATGGTTTTAGCACAGACCAGTGGAGCATTTTGCTCGACGATATTGCCTTTATCAAACCAGGGGCGTGTAATGATATAGATCCCACTCTTAAGGAGTTGATTCAAATCATCAACAATGCTCCACTCACGGCTAATATGGCCTCCCTTGAGGAGAAGGGAGCTGCTCCCGTTATGCCTGAATTGGTGGTAGCCACCACTAACACTCCCGATCTCAACCTCTCAACTTACTTCACTGTGCCTCTTGCTGTTGCTCG